TGGCACTCTTAAGGGTTTCTGTGAAATGCTTGTTACTAGAATTAAAACTATGAACAATGATATTATAAGATTAGATACTAGCGTGTCTAGCGCACTAGAATTAACACCAGATTTAGACAGAATAGCACGAGCCGAGAACTTCGTAGAAGATGGTAAGCTCGATGTAAGGAGAGATTAATGGATTTTATACAAATATGGAACGCACTTACTTATGTTGACGGAATACTCTTCAGTGCTTGGATTATGATTCTATACTATGTTAAAGTTTGGATAGATAATAAATGGAAGCTATAGTAGCAAATATACAACAGTATGGATTTCCTATAGTTGCGATGGTTGGCTTAGGATACTTTGTTTATTATGTGTGGCAAACTATGATAAACGTTATTGGCCCCGCTATAAAGGACATGCATTTTGCACTTATAAAACTAATTGACCAAATAAGAATGCTTGACAACGATATGATTCGTCTCCAGCAAAAGGTAAACACTGTTTTACAGATGAAAGAAAATGAAAAGAAGTCAAACAAAACAAAACAATCGAGTAAGTAATATTGTAATTGGTACTATATTTTTATTTATGTGTGTACTTTTTGTGTTCGAACTGAGTGCAGATGAGATTAAATTTGGATTTAAGTCTCCTTCTTTTAGTGGTGTAGGTACTTCATCTCACTACTTAACTATTGATTCTCAAGAACAAACAAAAAAGGAGGCACTAAAAGCCGAGATAAAAGCTTTAGCTGACGCAGCGAAAAGAGCAGAAGAAAACACGACTCTCGCAAGATTTATAAAGAACTTTGAAAGCAGAATATATGCACAGTTATCCCGACAGTTGGTAGACCAGTTGTTTGGGGAAAACCCTGCAGAGAGTGGCTCATTTGAGTTATTTGATAATTTAATTACTTGGAGTAGTGATGGAATATCAATAACTATGACCATATTTAATGAGAGTACAGGTGAAACAACTACAATCACAATTCCTATTGGCGATTTCGGTTTTCCTACTGGCTAGTTGCGCAACGCACAGCGGTTACATATCGCCTTGTATAACTAACCCCGATGGAGATTACAAAGATTTAGTTACAATTATTGGTAAAGCTCAGTGTTTTTCTGGAGATTCTGTAATTGAAAAACCAGTTACAAAAAGAATACAGAATATGCCTTCGCCTGCAAGAACTCCAGTTATGGCAATTTACAAGTTTGAAGACTTGACAGGTCAAAGGAAGTCAAGAGATGGAATAGCAGACTTTAGTAGTGCAATTACACAAGCACCTGAAGCATATTTAATTCGTGCACTAAAACAATCAGGATTTTTTAAAGTTGTAGAAAGAAAAGGTTTAGACCACCTTACAAGAGAAAGACAACTTATAAGACAAACAAGAACAAGTTTTGATGATGAGGAAGAGCAATTACCACTCATATTTGCTGGTCTTATCATTGAAGGAGGTATTGTTGATTACAATACTAATTTATTAACAGGGGGAGTTGGAGCCCGCTATTTAGGTATAGGAAATTCCAAGCAATATCGTGAAGACAAAGTAGTGGTATCTATGAGAGTGGTTTCTGTGAGCACAGGAGAAATTTTGATAGAAATACTGACGTCTAAAACGATTCTTTCTGTGGGTGTTAGCAATGACTTCTTCAGATTCAATGCAGACAATGATTTAATTGAGGTTGAAAGTGGAAATGCCATGAACGAACCAAAATATATCGCTGTACAAGCTGCTATTGAAACTGCAGTAGTTGAGCTAATTACTCAAGGAGAAGAAAAAGGGTACTGGAGGTACTATTTGGGAGAGTAGAATGAGAGCTTTATTTGCCTTATTTTTATCCATAGGTCTTTATGCAGACAATGAAATCTACATTGACCAAACCGGCGATAATGCATCTATCGACATTGAACAGTTAGGTGGAAGCAATATTATTGGCGGCACGGATGCAGTTGCAGGCACAATGACAAAAGCAATTTTAAACGGTGGTACTATGGCACTGGATATTAATCAGATTGGTTCTACAAATAAATTTCTTACTGACGGTATAATAGGTGAAAACTTTACGGGTTTCTTTGAGTTTGATGGAGATACTAATACGTTTGAGTTTTCTATGGATACTACAGGATTAAATACAGTTGACTTTGCTGACATTAATGTAGATGTTACTGGTAGCACTAATGCTTTTGATTGGGATATCGGTGAAAATGCAGGGGCAAGTTATTTAGACTTAGATTTAATCTTAGATGGAGACGATTCGAATTTAACTTTTGATATAGACTCTGACTATTATACTGCTTATATAGATATTTTTGGAGATGATAATACAATGAACTTAACCAAAACTGGTTATGGAGCTTCATCAAGTGATGGAGGTTATTTCTTTTTAGACTTAAATGGAAGTGATAACACGTTGACAATTAAACAACAGTCAACACTTGCACTTGATTGGCTAAAAATAGAAAGTGATGCGTCAAACAGTAACATTTGTGTTATTCAGTCTGATGGTGGTACTACCACTAGCTGCTGATATAGGCGAAATCACAGAACTTCGTGGAGTAGGTCAAGTTGTTAGAGACGACGCCTACTCCGCCGAACTTGACTTTGATATTCAACAAATGGATAATGTTCGTACAGCTAATGGGCGAGTAGGCATTACATTCTTAGATGACTCAATAGTCAGATTAACAGAACACAGCAAATTAATAATAGACAAAGTAATCTTTGACCCAAATCCAAGTAAATCACAGATGTCTATGAAGTTTGCGAGCGGAACAGCAAGGTTTATAACAGGTAAGATAGGTGCAATCAATAAAGAAAATATTTCAATTGAAACGCCGACATCTAAAATCGGTATTCGAGGCACTGATTTTACCGTTACTGTTGATGAGCTGGGCCGTAGTTTGGTTATACTTCTTCCTGACGAGTTTGGTATTTCATCAGGTGAAATTACTGTCACAACAGCGATGGGAGAAGTAATACTTAATAAACCATATCAATCAACAGTAGCAAGTATGTGGGAACAAGTTCCTACAAAGCCAGTAATACTAGACTTAACTTTAGACATTATTGACAATATGCTTATAGTTTCTCCTCCAAAAGAAGAAATATTACCAGGAGAGGAAGAAACCAGTACAAACAATGCAGGTGGTTTACTTGATGTAGACTATTTAGAGTTTGAAGACTTAGACCAAGATTATTTAAAAGATGAGTCTCTTACTTTTAATGAATTAGACATTGACTATTTAGATGTAAATTTTTTAGAAGATTTACTTGAAGTTATAGAAGAGTTCGATGCTTTGCAAATACAAGAACGAAAAACTGTAGGAGAACAACTATTTTCAGAGTTAGATATAAAAGGTACTAATTATGGAACAGACTCTTCTACTCAAATAACGACTTTCGGTGACGCCGACAAAATTACTTTGATACGTAGTGTTACACATTCCGTACAATTAGATTTAGACGGCGAAACCCAATACAATATAATTATAGAACAAGATGGCAAAGCATATAACGTTATTATTAATTCTGGCAGTAGCTCCACTATTACAATCAAACAGTCTTCAGGTTGATTTATCTGATGAGCCTTTTGACTTTGAACAAATAGAAAGAGATAAAAAAGAGATATGGGAATATTCAAATAAAAATCGAATTGATTTTGACTGGAATGAGCCAATGCACAAATATTATTTTTGGGCTAATTTAGCAGACTTGGCAACTACAGTATATGCTATAGAGAATAGAGACAGTCTATACGAGGGAAACTTTTTACTAGACGATAAACCAAGACCCGAAGAGCTTTTAGCACAAAAAGTTGTAATAAGTTACATGTTTCATCGAGTTGGAATGTTTTCTGGAAAAGAATTAACAGATGATTGGTTATATTTAACAAATGCAGCAGTAACATTAGCAACAATAAATAATTATAGATTAATAAAAAAACATGATTAGAATACTACTAATAATACTATCAATAGGACTCCTAATCTGGAATCCCTACCCATTTAAAATACTTGAATTAAGTACATTCGATTACTTAATGTCAAAATCCCCAACAATTCAAAACGAAAATATACTTCTTGTCGACTTAGACGAAGAGATAGTAAAAGCTTACGGAGGATACCCTCTGCCAAGAAGTTTATTTGCCAGCATGATAGAGAATACAGAAGGAGTATCTGGACTAACTTTATTAATGCCTGACCCTGATTTAAGAGACAACAGAAATGACTATAAGTTAGCATCTGCTATGTCAGTTAAACCAACGGTGTTAGCTTATGCAGCTTCCACTCAAGCAACAGAGTCAGGGCCTCACGTAGGTACAGCTCAATTAGGGGAGAATCCATTACCATGGCTATTGAACTATCCGGGAATTTTACGACAACTATCGATCTTACAACTAAACGCAGAGGGCGTAGGCTTAATAAACTCAAGTCCAGAAATAGACGGCGTCGTCAGGCGCATGCCAGTAGTCGTAGGAAGCGGAGATAAACTATATCCAAGTTTTCCACTTGAAATGTTAAGAGTAGCAGTAGGTGACCCGAGCTATCAAATTAAGACTAATGAAACAGGAGTAGAGTGGTTAAGAATACCTAATTATCCAAATGTAAACACTGATGCAAATGCACGAATATGGATTCAACAAAATGTAAAATTTTATAGACAAACTGCATCGCAGTATATGCAAAATCCAATACCAGCACCTTTTGTTATCTTCGGGGTTACAGCGGAAGGAGTAACTAACCCAGTGCCCACAGCACAAGGAGCTGTATATCCGCACGAAATTCAAGCAAATGTTCTCCACTCTTTAATAGAGGGAAACAGTCCATCCATCCCGACATGGAATGTAGCAGTAGAGTTAGGAGCCGCCCTTTTAGCTCTACTATTACTTTCGATTACTGCATCTCGTATATGGTTATCAGTTCCAGTTTTAGTACTAACTATTGGAGGGCTTATTTACTTTACGCTGGAAATGTGGAAATCTTCTTACTTGGTTGACGTTTCTGGAACTATTTTTGTCAGTTTTGTTTTCTGGGCAGTCATAACTTTCCGCAATTTCATTACGCAATATTTGCTTCGATTACAAATTAAACAACAATTTGGCACGTACGTTAGTCCGGCCTTGGTAAAAAAATTACAGGACGACCCCACATTGCTGAGATTGGGTGGGGAGACAAAACGACTCACTTTTCTTTTTTCAGATATTCGAGGATTCACACCAATTTCTGAAAAATACCAAAAAGACCCTCAAGGTCTTACTCGCTTAATTAATCGTTTTCTTGACAACCAGACTGAAATTATTTTAAAACACGAAGGTACAATTGATAAATACATGGGTGATTGTATTATGGCTTTTTGGAATGCTCCGCTTGATGTGGAAGAACAAGAGAGAAAAGCTACAGAAGCCGCTCTTGAAATGAGAGTAGCTTTAGGAGAATTAAATGAAACACTTAAAAATGAGGGCCTTGACCAAATTAATACAGGTGCTGGCATCAATACAGGTCCTTGCGTGGTTGGGAATTTTGGCTCTACTACTCGCTTCGATTACAGTGTCCTTGGCGATGCGGTTAATCTGGCTGCAAGGTTAGAGTCCTCTTGCAAAGACTATGATGCGGATTTAATCATATCTGAACACAGTTTAGTTGACGGTTTTGACTACGAGTTCCTAGCAGAAGTTACGGTAAAAGGCAAGTCCGAGCCAGTTAAAATATACACCATCAGAAAATAGTACTTGACTTTTAGTTGTCTTTTTGCTATAATTATGAAAGAACAAAAAATGTTCAAAAGTTTAAGGGAATTATTATGGATGCTAATGAAGTGGCCGCAGAGCTTGCCAAGCATGAAGCTGTATGCGCAGAACGGTGGAAAACTTGTTTTAATAAGTTTGATGATATCGAAGGCTCAATCAGTAGAATAGAAACAATACTAATTAGCGTGTCAGGCACTCTTATTGTAGCGGGCGCTGGCATCATATGGACTATGTTTTCAATGCATGGTTAGGAGAAATAAATGGAAAAAGATTACACAACAAAAGAATTAAAAACAGAAAAGAAGGTAGAAAAAAATGTAGAGCTACCTATATTTCAAAAACGTCAACACTGGTGTTTTCGCAAAGATGGGCAACTATTGAAGTTTCCTTCTAAAGAATTAGCAGAAAAGGCCTTCAAAGGAGAATAAATGTCAAATTCAATAGAAGAAGCGTTAAAAGACGCAGTCAAGCAAGTAGACTCAGGAACAGTACAAGAAGGTAAAGGGTCTGAAGCAGAAGCTCCCCCATTATCAACAAGAGTAAAAAGATTACTTGCAAGAAAAACAAATCTTCAAAGAAAGAAAAGACAACACTTACCTAAAAATTTAAGGTGAAGAAAAAATCACCTGAAGAGAGATACAAAATTTGCAAACAATGCCCACATTTAAAGAAGTGGAAAGTTTGTGAACTTTGTAGTTGTTTTATGCCCCTCAAAACAAAAATAAGATGGGCGGAGTGTCCAGACAAACCCCCGCGTTGGACATAGGAGCAATACATGGCACTAACTGCTAAACAGAAGAAACTACCGAAAGCTTTACAAAGAGCTATCTTAGCAAAGCAAAAAGGTATGGGTAAAAAGAAGAAAAAAGGTGGAAAGAAGAAGCGTTCAAGAGGCTAAACCTCTCCCAGATTACATAATTTGGTTATTTTATTTTAGAAAATTAAATAAAGTATGTCCCTGGTCATATAACTCATTTTTATCAGGTACTACAAATTTTGTCGATTACAGCGAAGACTTACTACTAGAAAATGAGACTAACTGGAATCAACAATCATGGGAGGTGATTATCTATCTAATGGGTGATGACTATACTCTTGACGACATGGACGCTATCACAGAACATAGAAATGAAGTCCAAAACACTTGTGAATACTTATGGTCACACCCATCTTTTTCAAAAGGTGGCAACAATCAAGCTCCGAAGCGTATAATTATACAGCAAGACAGGGCAAGACTGATGGAATTAAGACATGGCAAGAAAAAGAAAAGCAGCTAAGAAAAGACCTGTACCTACAAACCCAGCATTATATGCAAGGGTAAAAGCAGCAGCAAAAAGAAAATTTAAGGTCTATCCGAGTGCATATGCAAACGGATGGTTAGTAAAAACATATAAGCAACGTGGCGGTAAATACCGTATGGGCGTTGCAAGGAAAAGGAAAAAATGATAGATTGGTTTAAACTTAAACTAACACAATTATTAAATATAGTCACAGGAAAAGACAAAAACTGGGACGGGTCAGTAGATATCAGAGATAAAATGATAGCAGCTGAACAAAAGGTAAAAAATGGAAGCTAAACTTTTAAAAAATGGAAAATTCACACTAATACAAAAAGATGGTCATACAGATGCTGCATCCGTAATGAAATCTTGTAAAACAATTATTTCACACTGTGAGATGATTATGAATAATCTTACAGACCCAGAAGCAAATTTACCTACTTGGTTTACAAATAAAATAGCAATTTCAGAATATGAAGTAGTCTCAGCCGCAAATTATATTGCAGATGGGGATATGGATCATTCAGATGGCTAAACCTAAAGGCGGATTAAGTAAGTGGTTTAAAGAAAAATGGGTAGATATATCAAGACCTAAGAAAAAAGGCAAATATCAACCTTGTGGAAGAGGAAAAGCAAAGACTTCACGAAAAGGATATCCAAAGTGTGTTCCTTTAGCTCGTGCAAGAACAATGAGCAAAGCTCAGAAAAGGTCGGCAGTTCGCCGTAAGAGGGCAGTACCTCAAGGCGTTGGTGGAAGACCCACTAACGTACGTACTTTTACTAAACGGAGACGTCGAAAGAAGAAGTAAAATATGAATAATCTAACTCAAGAAATTGAAAAAGTATTAGATTTATCACAAAGATTAAAAGCGGCAGTTCAACTAGAACTAGAGTATGGCTGCCAACTAAAAAAGTTATTAAATTTACCGAGAACCCCAAATAATGAGGTTCTCATTAATAGGCTAATAAGCCAAAGTACTCGCTAAGAGTAGATAGGAATTAAAAATGGCAAGACAAGGCGGATTTTTAAGCGGACCAAGTGTCCACTCAACTTCCAAGCTAAGAAAGCATGTATTGAAAAGAGGTTTAACTCGTGATTTAAATGCAGCAGCTGGAACTTATGTAAATACCAAGTCACCAATGTCCACACCAGGTGGATTTTATGGTGCAGCACCAAAAGCAGTAGGACCAAGATTTGGTAAAACAATCAATCCTAAGAAAGCAAGATTTGGAAAGAAAACACCTTCTACTTTATTGACGAGAAGGAGAAGAAGATAGTATTTTAGAACAAATAAATAAAATTATGAAGTCGGGAAGACTCGACAAAGTAGTAAAGAAATCTTTACTAATGGGACTTAAAAATGGCACTAACAGACGCAGAAAAGGCAAGGCTCAAAAGAGCAGGACTTAGCGGACTTAACAAACCTAAGAAAACCCCAAGCCACAAAACTAAGAAAGCAGTAGTTGCTGTAAGAGTTGGAGGTAAAGTAAAGATTATTAGGTTTGGAGCCCAAGGCATGGGTCACAACTATAGTCCAGAAGCAAGAAAAAGTTTCAAAGCAAGACACGCAAAGAACATTAGAAAAGGAAAATCTTCCGCTGCTTACTGGGCAAACAAAGTTTTCTGGGCAGGCCCAGGAGGCTCAAAAAAGAGACCACCAAAGTCTCAAAAAAGAACATTAGGATTAAAAAGAAGGAGAAGATAATGACAACTGCAAATGGAACAAAACTATGGCTTGAAGAAGGCGTAGTTCATGCAGGAAAAATGCTACAAGATTTAATTAAGGTAGAAGAACATAGAAAATTATCAACAGCAGAAAAAAAGATAAAAACGGTATCAGCTACTTACTGCTATCTCTATACTAAACTAAAAGAGCTGGATTTATTAATAGATTCAGAAGACAATATATTCCCTGACGAGACAATACATTGATAGAAATTAGCCGCACAGATATACTAAGCGACTATCTTATGGATTTAACTCCTGATAGTCGTTTTATAAAACTACCCATAATGGAGTATCTTGAATTGCTAGGTATAGAACCTAACTCATCCCAAAAAGCAATTATTAATGCTGTTAACAATCCTAAATATAGATTCGTCTGTGCGGCTATTTCTCGTCGCCAAGGTAAAACTTACATCTCAAATATAATAGGACAACTAGTTTGCTTAGTACCAAACAGTCACGTGCTATTAATGTCACCTAACTATTCATTATCGCAAATCTCATTTGATTTGCAAAGAAATCTTATTAAACATTTTGATTTAGAGGTATTAAGAGACAATGCAAAAGATAAAGTTATTGAACTTTCAAATAATTCTACGATTCGTATGGGTTCCATTAACCAAGTTGATTCGGTTGTGGGTAGGTCTTATGATCTCATCATATTCGACGAGGCCGCTCTCACAGACGGGAGGGATGCTTTCAATGTTGCGCTCAGGCCCACATTAGACAAGGAGAATTCTAAAGCTATATTTATATCTACTCCAAGGGGTAGAAATAATTACTTTGCAGAGTTTTACTACAGAGGTTTCAGTGAAGAGTTTCCAGAGTGGTGCTCCGTAAAAGCAACTTACCATGAAAATCCTCGTGTAGCAGAATCAGACATTATAGAAGCAAAGAAAACAATGTCAGCAAATGAATTTGCACAAGAGTATATGGCAGACTTTAATGTTTACGAAGGTCAGGTATGGGCATTTAATCATGAAGCATGTCAAG